CGAATGCACCGAGGCCGGATTCGCGCTGCAGCTTCAGCAACTCGGCGGTGAGCTGCGCCGTTGTCGCCAGTGCGCCGTTGAGCGGCCCTGCCAGCTCGTCGGCGTACAGCTTGGTCTCGTTGCGGAGGCGGCTGAAGCTTTCGCCGGTGCCCTCGATCTCGGCCTGCCGGTCTGTGCCGAAGGCCTCGCGCAGGCCGCGCGTGATCGCGGGCAGCAGCTGGTCTGCCATCACCTCGCCGTCGCGGATCATCTCCAGCAGCCGAGCGCGCGAGACGTCCATGCCGTTGGCGGCGGCGTCGAGCAGTCCGGGCATCTGCTCGGTGGCGCGGTTGAAGCGGCCGATCTCCACCACGCCATTGCGCAGGATGTCGCCCACCGCATCGAGCGTGGCGTTCGTCGCGGTCTGTTCGAGGTTCAGGCGGCCGCTGGCCTCGCCGATGGCGCCGAACAGATCCCGCACGCCCTGGCCCTCCAGCCGGGTGCCCTGGCTGGCCGAGATGAGGTCGGTGTACTCGCGCGAGACGCCGGTGATCGAGAGGCCCAGCCGGTCGGCCTCGCTCACCAGGTTGGCGAACTCGGCGCTGCCCGCGGCGGTGCTGCCGCGCACGGCGTTGATGCGATCGCGGATGCCGTCGAAGTCGCGGCCGGTGGCCGAGATGGCCTTGGTGACCTCCAGCGCGCCATAGGCCCCGAAGGCGGCGGCCATGCCGCGCACGGCGCTGGCCAGCGCGGTGGCCTTGGCGCCGGCCTGGGCGCCGGTCTCGCCGAAGTTGCGGGTGTCCTGCTCGCTGCGCTTCAGATCGGCGCTGTACTGCGCCCCACCGTCGAGCGTGAGCAGTACGCGAATGGTCCGGCGATCTTCTGACATCGGGCGCCCCAAACGAAAAAAGCCGCCGACCCCCTGGAGAGGTCGGCGGCTTTCGCAACACGGCGTTATGCCTTGATGCGGCCAGTATAGCGGCTGGTCGCTGCTTTACGAGGGGCGGATAGGCGGGGTGCTACCTTGTTCGCAGTAACGCTCCAGCTCTTCGAGATGGCGCAGAACGGGCTCGAAAAGCATCATCAAGGAATGTGGCTTGAGCTGCATGGGGTTGTCTCCCGCGCAGCAAGTTGCCTGAACGCCTTCGACGTATGAGCGCAGTTCCAGCAGGACCACCGACAGGTCAGCTGCTCGGCCGCGGGTCATGATCCGGACTCCAGTGCTTGGACCCTTTTCCCAAGGTTCTCTATATCTGGCTGATCAATGCCCAGCGATCGGCAGAGATCGTGGTTCAACAGCATCAAATGCGCTTGTTCGCACATGTCTGTGCTGCGAGCCATTCGCTCGACCAGGTTCGCGCTAAGTTTGATCGCAGACAATCGCTCGCTGGGTTTTATCTGCCCGTAATAGCCCTGCTTGCGCAGCTTCGGCAGCACCTCTGCGGTTACCCACTTGCGAAAGCGGTAGGCCGTGGTCCCATGCTCTAACGCATCTTGGCTGCGGAGGACCAGACAATACATGCCTGATTCTGAGATGAAACTGGTTGGTTGATAGCGCCCGATGGCGTCGGGAATTCCGACGTCACGACGCTCGTCATCGTCCAGCTTCGCGATGGCGTCGCGGGAATTCAGAATCTCAAGCGCGGCGCATACATCCTTCGCGCAAAACCAGGGATTACCGTCAATGTCGAGATCGGTACGAATCTCCTGCGAGCGGAAAGGGAACACCATCATGGATTTAGCGGCCATGGAACCTCCTGACGTTTCAGTAGTTGCCGCGGTATGAGGCGGCGGGACTCAACTACCGACGTCAGTCGGCTGACCGTATTCCCCTCGCGGGTCTTGTATTCCGGCCTATCGTCCCACCAGAGAGAAGCATGCCACGACGGGGGGTCGGGCATGAAAAAACCGCCAGTCTCTCGTGGGCGGGTGACGCTGACGTTTGTAGTGCATTTACTGTGCGCTTACATGGGTTTAGAGTCAAGCGAACTTCGCATTTGAGATTCGCCATGAAGATTTGTCAGGTAGCAGCGATTCTAGGCGCCACGATCGTGAGTGTTGCCGCGTCCGGCGCTGGAGTCACCACGGAAATTGGTCGGGAGAAGCTTCAGAACCAAGGCTCTGTGACCGCCGCGGTTCAGGAGGCTAGCGGCGAAAAGCGTGTCATCATTTTTGTCTCGGACCGGCATGCAGTGCAGGGCATCTACTTCAATGTCCGGCCCGAGCAAGCAAAGAAAATTCGCGATCTGCTGGATGAGGCAATAGTGAGAGCTGAGGCTCAGTAGCGGCCTCATGACGGCCGGCTCACGCACGGCGAACTTCAACCAAGTGGCGGAGGTTGACGCCGTCGTTCTTTCTACTTCCCCCTCAGCAGCCCCGCCAGCCCGCTCGCCGGGCTCTTGATCCGCCGCATCGGATTGTTCTCGATCGCGGCCTTGCGCATCTTGCGGTGCGCGATGTGGCTGTACAGCTCGGTGCTCTTCGGGTCCGAGTGGCCCATCAGCTTCTGCCGCACCAGCAGGTCCACGTCGCCCTCGGCCAGCTCCTGGCCGTAGAGGTGGCGGAAGGCGTGGGGGTGCAGCGTCTTGGGGTCGATGCCGGCGGCGGCGCCGTACTCGCGCAGCATCTTCCAGACACTCAGCGGCGTGAGGCGGCGGGCTTCGCCGCGGTGTTCATGCTCGGGCACATGGCTGTTGTAGATGTTGACGAACAGCACGCGATCGCCGCTCGGCAGCCGGCGGTCGATCTGCTCCAGGTCCGGGTGGCCGAGGTAGGCGCGCAGCAGCAGCCGCGTCTCGTCCGGCGCCGGCACCAGGCGCTCGTTGGCGCCCTTCTCGCGCAGCAGCAGGGTCAGTTCCTCGAAGCCGTCCTCGTTGTGCGCGAAGATCAGATTGCCCTCGTTGAGCCCGGTGACGCCAGAGACACGCGGGCCGCAGCCGAGTAGCACGGCCATGATCGCCAGATCTCGCACGCCCTTGAAGCTGTCCAGGTCGGGCTGCGCCATCAGCTTCTCGGCGGCGGCGGCGGGGATCGGCAGCGGCAAGCCGCGGCCGACGCGGGGATAGGGCAGCGTGGTGCTCGGATCGCTGCGGATCAGGCGCCGCTGCAGCAGCCAGCGGTAATAGCCGCGCAGCGCGGAGACGGCGACGCGGCGTGACGAGGGGGACAGGCGCCGCTCGTGCAGCACGGCACCGGCGAAGCGCTGCAGGTGCTCGGGCTGGGCCTGCTCGGGGCTGAGGTTCTGCGTTGCGAGCCAGTCGCCGAAGCTGCGCACGATCAGCCGGTAGTTGCCGACCGTGGTGCGCGAGTGGCCGCGGTTCAGCTCGTTGTACTCCAGCCAGTTGTCGAGTTCGATCATTCGTCGCTGTCCTCGCCGGCGTCGCGGGCGCGCTGCAGCTCTGCCTGGAAGGCGGCGAGCAGATCGAAGGCAAGCGCGGGGTCCCAGCCTTCACGCTCGCAGAGGGTCATCCAGGCGTCCGGCGAAACCTCGCGGAAGTAGGCCCAGCGGTCCGGACCCACCTGGCGCATCTCACCGGTGGAGAGCCGCCGCCACCAGTGCCAGATGTCGGCCTCCCAGCGCAGCGGCTCTGGCCAGTCGGATTTCTTCGGCCGGTAGCCGAGTGCGCGCAGGTCCTCGATCGCTTCCGGGCCGCCGGTGGCGAGCCACCGGGCCAGCCCGGTCAGGCGTTTCCCGCGACCTTGGCCTCCGCAAGGATCTGCAGACCCATCGTCTGCACCTGCTGGAACACGAAGGCGTTGAAGGCCTCCTGGTCCATCAGCGCGCGAGCGGTGTCCTTGTCGTAGGGCAGCGGCCGGGTGGGGGTGTTCTCGCCCTCGTCGCAGACGATTCCCTCCCAACCATGCACGCACTCGTCGGCCACCAGGCCGTTGAAGCGATCGGGGTCGAACACCTGGCTGGCCTTCTTGCCTTCGCCCTCGGTGCGGGTGGCCTGGCGGATGAGATCTGCGCGGCGGGAGACGCCGAGCGGCGAGAGCAGGATGCGAACCTTCGCAGCGCCGGGCCAGGGCTTCCACTGCCGTTGTGAGCTGAACTTGAGCATGTGACATTTCCTCGTCTTTTGCTATCGGTTGTTTTTGTTTAGTAACTCGGCACCGCGTTGACCACGACCAGCGTCACCGGGTCCGCGCCGGCCTGCTTGTGCGCGCGCCAGTTGAGGTCCACGCGGATGCCCTTGCTGGTCTTGCGCTCCTGCTTCGGGCGGTCGAACTCGATGTTCGGCAGCGTCAGCGTGGCGCTGTGCGTACCAGCCGCGTTGGCGCTGGTCAGCACCAGCTTCTTGCTGGTGTGCGTCAGGGCCGCCTGCACAGCGGTGCCCGGCTTGAGCAGCACGCTGATCGAGCCGGTGATGCGGACATCGCCGGTCATGATCACGCCGAAGCCCTCGCGGCCATCGGCGAAAGCCTCGGCGTCCAGGTCGTTGTTGATCGAGACGTTGGCCTTGGTGATCTCGCCCAACGTGCTGTTGTTCAGCACGTCGTAAACGTTGCCGCGCTTCTTGCAGGCGCGACTCTTGGCGTACTTGGCGGCGGGCTCGTCGTCATAGGCGGCGACCGGGAAGGGCTTCAGTTCCACGGCGCCGATCAGCCCGGTGGTGAAGCTCTGGTCCGCCTCCATCACCGACCAGGCCAGCTCGTTGAGCTTCATGCCGAAGTAGCGGTGGAACTCGCGGTTGGCCGCCGGGCCGTCTGCGAACTCCATCAGCGCGCTCGGGCGCGGATCGTTGGTGAGCGTCCAGGTGTGGGTGTAGGGGCCTGCGCCGGTGGTGACCGGGTCGCCGAGCAGCATCTTGGCCCAGAAGCCGAAATCGTTGAGGCAGAAGATGTGCTTGCCGGAGGCGGTCACCGTGCTGTCCTGCTCGTCGCGCTTCTCGGCGAGCACGGCGGGATCGATCGTCGGGTCCTCCTGCAGCTCGGCCTCCTGGCCGATCGTGAACTCGCTGAACTTCAGCGTCTGCGCGGCAATGTCCTCGTTCGCAGGCTGGGTGCGGAACTCGTCCTCGAACTGGGCGATCAGGGTGGCCTGGCGGCCGTAGAAAATCGTTTCAGGCATGGGATGCTCCTAGTCGAGTTCGGCGTATTCGAGCTGCAGAAAGATGAAACCGTCCGGCGCAACGCGCTGCTGGGAGAGGACCACCATCAGCACGTCCAGCGGGCAGAGGCCGGCGCCCGGCGCGGCGAGGAAGGCCTTGAATTCCTCCCACCAGGCCCACTCGTACTGCTCCACGGCGAGGCCGCTGCTGTTCTCGGGCAGCCGGAACTCGGCGAGGCAGTAGATCGAGAGGCGGCCGCTGCGCTCGTCCGGGTCGCGTTCGGTCTGCAGCCCGGTGATGCGGTCGGCCACCAGGGTGACGATGCCGCGTCGGCAGTCGGCGTCCTGGCGCTGGGCGTAGTCCAGCGCGCTGCGCGTGACCAGCCGCGTCGGCATCGCGGCCTGCAGCTGCGTCTGCAGCAGCGCCATGATCGCTTCGCCGTTCATGCCGCACCGCCAGTGAGGCCGGCATCCTGCAGGCCCTGGTCGATCGCGGCGGCGATCAGCTCATGGATTCGCGGCGTCTGCGTCTTCTGCGCCGGCTCCATGTAAGGCTGCGCGCGGGTGCCGTTGCGCGCGATCTTGCGCGCGATCAGCCAGGGCAGCTGCTCGGCGGTCACATCGGGCGAGCGCGGCGTGATGCCGCGGCGCTGGATCCACAGTGCCAGCGCGCTGATTGCGCGGTCCGGCAGCAGCTGGTGCTTGCCGGCGCTGCGCTGCGGCCCGAACAGCCCGGTGCCCTGCTCGACGAAGGCGGCATGCGGCGAAATGGATCGGATGATGAAGCTCAGCTGCGGCGCCATGCGCAGCTGCTGGACGTAGCGATGCAGCGTGCCATCGGCTTTCGGGGCGTTGCGCACGGCCTCGCGCTTCAGCAGCACGGCGCCCTGCGCCATCGCCGCGTCGATCCGGCGCAGCACCGGCAAGCCGCCATCGCGCAGTGCCTTGGCGGCCTGCTCGGAGCTGACGTTGAGGATGCGGTCGGTCATGCCGAGCCCCCGGCGCCGAACAGCTCGCTGCTGTCGCGCGTCTGCTGCTCGAAGAGCCGCATCAGCAGCTCGGCGATCGCCGCCGGCGTGCCGTTGCGGGTCTGGCTGTACAGGGAGTCCCGCGTCTGCACCGGCTTGTGGGCGTTGCGGATCGCGACCTCGGTCAATGCCTCCACTTGTGCGCGGAGCAGCAGCAGCGGCTCCTGCTCATCCGGGATCGTTGAGTCGGCGGGCGTCTCGGACAACGTGTGCCGCGCCCGGTAGGTGTAGCCGTAGCTCGCGCCGATCGCTGCGATGATCCGGTAGTCCGGCACCGGAGAGAGCCGCCAGTAGCGGCTGGCAGCGGTGACGTTGAGCGCACCGCGGGGCACCACCGGGATCCAGCCCGATTCATAGGGCTCGCGCTGCGCGTTGATCTCCACGGCGTCCGCGGTGTGGAAGGCCACGGCGTCCACCGGCGCGGCATACAGCGCAGTGCCAGCCACCAGCGTGAGCGTATCGGAGACGATGCGCGGCTTGACGCGAATCAGGTCCGCGCAAGCGGCGTCCAGGTGGCGATCGAATGCGGCCAGGTCCGGATCGCCGCCAGCGATGACAAAGACATTGGCCGCATCGAGCAGCGACGCCCTGAGCTTGGTCCGCACGACGCTGCGCTGCAGGCTCATTTCCAGATGTCCTTAGCGCGGTGCATCCAGTCGGCGCGGCTGTTCGGCAGGCCGCTGCGG